TCCCCGTATTCCAATTTCTCCGGTACAAGGTAATCTTCTTTTATTTCCCCCATGGTTACCTCATCTAGTTACTAAAAATTATGCCAATGAACCTAGAATAAGCATTTCAGGTAATTTGGAAATATTAAATTAATTTTATATATTATGATTATTAATAAAAGGTTATGTACTATATTGTTGAAACAGAAGAACAGTTAAATAAACTACATTGTTCAGGTAATAAATGTTATATAAGAATCATTCCTATGAATGATGAGTACCATTCTTTTTTAACTTCACCTTGTTTAATATATTTTAAAACTTTTAAAGATAAAGGATATATATTTCCTATTAACCACTCTGAAGCATTTAGTTTAAATTTTAATAAAGTAATAGAATGGGTAGAGAGTAAATATGAAAAAATCTATACTATAAATAAAAAAGAATGTTTATATTATTTTGATTCACCTAAATTAATAGATATACCTTACGATACTCCAAATTATTCTAGATTTAGAGAAAGTATTTACCACAAATATTCTTATTTACCTTTTTGTAATTCTTTAGTACCAATATCTAAACATTATGAAACTGAAGAAGAGATTTTTAATGAAATTAAAGAAAAACTACCAACAGAAGTAAATGAATTTTATAATGATATTTTTCCTAAAGTATTTAAACTAATAGAGGAACAAGGACTAAGGATTCATACAGATTATTTTAATAAGCATTTTAAATACAATGAAAAGGAGTGGTTTATTCATGGAGAAACAGTGTATACTAAATATAATCTTTATAATTTAACTACTCGTCCGACTAACTCATTTAATGGCGTTAACTTTGCTGCTTTAAATAAAAATGATGGTTCAAGAACTGCATTTATCCCTAAAAATGATTTATTTTTTGAATTTGATTATGATGCATATCACGTTAGAATATTAGCTAATTTAATAGGATTCCCCTTAGATAGAGAATCAGTACATAATCAGTTAGGTAAAATGTATTTTAATAAAGAAGAATTAACTGATGAAGAATATGCTAAATCTAAAGAATTAACATTTAAACAATTATATGGAGGTGTGTTTAAAGAATATAGAGAAATACCATTCTTTAAAGCAATGAATGAATATGTTGAAAAATTATGGGAATTATTTAATGCTACAGAAGAATTAGAACTAGTAGGAGGAAAAATATTAAAAAAAGAACAAATACAAAATCCAACACCTAATAAAATCTTAAACTATATAATACAATCTGCAGAAACATATAATAATGTTATTTCTGTAAAAAAAGTTATAGATTATTTGGAGAATAAACAAAGTAAAGTTATATTATACACATATGATTCTTTCCTTATAGATTATTCTTCAGCGGATGGTAAAGAGGTTTTAAAAGAAATTAAAAAATTATTAGAAAATAACAAATATGTTGTAAAAGTTGCATATGGTAATAATTACAATTCTCTAAAATATATATAATATTTATTATGGATTACGAAATTAATTTTGACGATTTGGCAAATAAATTATTTTGCACATTTACCACCGAGGAAAGTTTAGAATCAACTGTAGATACTATAAAATCCCAATATCAAATCTTATTTAATAAGATATTTGTATTGTATGTAGAATCTACAAATGAATATGTTTGTACATATAATGTTGATTCATTTAATATGTCTAATAAAATATTAGACAATACAATTCTTTTACATAGAAAAAAAGAATCCAATACTCTATACACTATTAATGCTTTAAACGATTTAATTCGTTCTTTAAATAGTGGTGAATTAGACACTAACTATAGAGTAAATTGGCAGGACTACAAAAATTGTATCTTATTAACTACGGGTGGAGAGTTAAAAAAATTAGATACAAAAATACATGAGATCCTTACATTTTAGTTTGGATATCAAGAATTAGGTTATTATATTATTAAACGTTTTAAATAAAAAAGTTATATTATGGATTTAAAATTAATCTCAAGCAAGTTAGAACAATTACAATCGTCCAAACCTGGACAACAACAAAATCAAAAATTTGACAGAAGTCAATATTTTTGGAAAGCACCTATGGGCAAAACACAAATTAGATTTGTCCCATATAAAGAAAATAAAGAAAACCCATTTACTGAAGTTTTCTTTCATTATGGAATAGGAAGTAGAACAATGATTTCACCTATTAATTATGGTGATAAAGATCCTATTGTAGAATTTTCTAAAGAACTAAGAAAAACATCTGAACCCGAAAATTGGAGGTTAGCTAAAAAGTTAGAACCAAAAATGAGGATTTTTGCTCCTGTAGTAGTTAGAGGAGAAGAAAATAAAGGTGTTAGATTTTGGGAATTTGGAAAACAGATCTACCAAGAATTATTAAGTTATGCCGCAGATGAAGATTATGGTGATTTTACAGATGTAGTATCTGGTTTAGATATGACAGTAGAAGTAGTTCAAGGTAATCCTTATCCACAAACTTCAATTAGAGTAAAACCAAAACAGACACCATTATCAGATAATAATGATGAAGTAGAAAAATGGTTAGCTGAACAACCTGAGTTGTTAAAATATTATAAGAGATTTTCTTATGATGAAATGAAAACAGCACTTCAAGATTGGCTAAACCCAGAAGAATCTACTGAAAGTGATACTATAACTTCTGATTCAACACCAACAGAAGATACAGGTTATACTTTAAATGTTAAACAAAAAGAATCGTTTAACGAAGACGAATTCGACGATTTATTTAAAGATTAATTAAATGGCAAAGAAAAAAGTAAGTCTTGGAGGAGATATCTCCAAGTCTGTTAAGGGAACGTTCTCCCTTGATAAATTTAAAGCAGCAAAAGGTTTAGGATCATCTAATAATACCTTTAAAGATCAAGAATGGATCCCATTATCACCAGCTTGGCAAGAAATGGTATCATTACCTGGTGTTCCTAAAGGTCATATTACATTACTACGTGGACATTCCGATACCGGAAAAACCACTGCTTTACTAGAGGTAGCTGTTAATGCTCAAAAGATGGGAATATTACCAGTGTTTATTATTACTGAGATGAAATGGTCTTGGGAACATGCAATTATGATGGGCCTAGAAGTAGACCTTGAAAAAGATGATGAAGGTAATACTATTGGGGTTGATGGTAATTTTATTTTTGCAGATAGAGGGCAGCTACCTACAGTAGAAGCTGTAGCAAGCTTTATGGCTGATTTAATGAATGAACAGAAAAAAGGTAATTTACCTATGGATATTTGTTTCTTATGGGATTCAATTGGTTCTGTTCCATGTCAAATGTCAGTTGAAAAAGCTAAAAATAATAATGAATGGAATGCTGGTGCAATGTCTACTCAATTTGGTAATTTTATAAATCAAGAAATATTATTATCAAGAAAAGAGACTAGCCCCTATACTAATACATTAGTTGCTATTAATAAAATTTGGGTTGAAAAACCAATTGGTCCAATGCAACCACCAACAATGAAAAATAAAGGTGGTAATACAATGTTTTTTGATTCAACTTTAATAGTAACATTTGGTAATATCTCTAATTCAGGTACTTTAAAAGTAAATGCAGTTAAAGATGGTAAAAAAGTAGAATGGGCTAAAAAAGTTAAAGCCGCAGTTGAAAAAAACCATATAAATGGAGTTACAACTACAGGAAAAATTATAGTTACACCCCATGGTTTTATAGCTGATAATAAAAGAGATATAGACGCTTATAAAAAATCCCATCAATCAGAATGGGGCGCTATATTAGGTGAAGGTCCTGTTGAAATAGTTTTAGAAGGATCCGAAGCTGAAGATTTTGATAATGTAGAAGCGGTGGATGAATCAACTCTATAAAGATATACTCAACAACTTGCATGAGGAGTCCAATTTGGAGCCCCTACACTTAAACAGTAGGGTGCTCTTAATTGATTCCATGAACACATTTTTGCGTTCATTTGCTATGATTCCTGCTATTAATCCACAAGGAAATCATGTTGGTGGTTTAGTTGGTTTTTTAAAATCATTAGGATATGTTATTAAACTAATTAGACCAACTAGAGTTATCTTAGTTTTTGATGGGCAAGGTAATATTACAAATCGTAGAAATACTTATGCTGATTATAAAGCTAATAGAGAAATAAAAAGAATTACTAATTTTAATGTATTTTCTACATTAGAAGAAGAATCTGATTCAATAGCAACACAAATGTTGCGATTGTTAGATTATTTAAAGGCTTTACCTGTTAATATATCAATAATTGACAAAATAGAAGCAGACGATACTATAGCTTATCTATCTCAAAAATTAAAAGATGATGTTATAATTTATTCTGCTGATCAAGATTTTTTACAATTAGTAAATGATAGAATAACTGTTTATTCACCTATTAAAAAGAAATTTTATAAACCAAATGATGTTTATGAGCAATATGGTTTACACCCTTACAATTTTATTACAATGAAGTGTTTAATGGGTGATAAATCTGATAACCTCCCAGGCGTTAAAGGATTAGGTCCTAAAAAATTAATGAAATTTTTTCCTGAAATTGCAGGTAAAAAAAGATTTACTTTACAAGAGGCATACCAAAAAGCAACTGATAAAGTAGAAGAACATGGAATTTATGGTAATGTTCATTTATTTAAAAAACAATTAGAGGTTAATTATGAATTAATGTCTTTAGAAGATATTGAATTATTGGAACATGATAAAAAAGAATTAGATAATTTAATTAAATCTTCACCCTATAATTTTAATAAAAAGAGATTTTTAGAAATGTATGAGAAAGATTTATTAGGTAGAGGAATCCCTAATACAGAATTTTGGCTATCAGAAGTTTTTTCTTATCTTCAAAACTATAAATAAGGTTATGACACTAAAAAGTTTATCTCAATATGGTCCTCACTTTCAAGTAAAAGTTTTACATTCTTTGCTTAAGAATAAAAAATTTACCTTAAATATTAGAGATGTTATTTTACCTTCTTATTTTGAAAATGAAGCACATAAATGGATTGTTAGAGAAGCTTTACAATATTTTGATAAATTTCACGCTGTACCAACTTTAGATTTTTTAAAAATTGAAGTTAAAAAATTAGATAATGAAGTATTAAAAACTGCTATTGTAGATCAATTAAAAGAAATTTATAAATTAACTAATGATGATCAAGAATATGTTGAAAGTGAATTTTCTAGTTTTTGCAAAAACCAATCACTAAAAACTGCTTTACTTAAATCAGTTGATTTACTTGCTAGTGGAATGTTTGATGATATTAGATTTACAATTGATAATGCATTAAAAGCAGGACAAGACAAAGATATAGGACATGAATATTTAAAAGATATAGAATCCCGTTATAAAGAAGAAGACCGTCAAGTAATACCTACTCCTTGGGCTATTATAAATGAAAGATTAATGGGAGGTTTAGGTGGAGGTGACTTTGGTTTAATATTTGGTTCTCCTGGTGGTGGTAAATCTTGGAGTTTAGTAGCTTTAGGTGCACATGCTATAAAATTAGGCTTAAATGTTATACACTATACATTAGAATTATCTGAAGGATATGTAGGTAAAAGATATGATGCACACTTTATTAATCAACCTGTAAATACTATTCATTTACATAAAGAAAAAATAGATGAATATGTTAAAGGTTTAAAAGGAACATTAACAATTAAAGAATACTCACCAGGACAAGCATCTATGTCAACAATAGAAGCTCATGTATCAAAAGTAACAGATTTAGGTTATCCACCTGATTTAATTATAATTGATTATGTAGATTTATTAAAAAGTATTAGTAGTTCTAAGGATGAAAAAGAAAAATTAGATAATACTTACGTAGCTACTAAAGCTTTAGCTAGAGATTTAAATATACCTATTTGGTCTGTATCACAAGTTAATAGAGCAGGTGCAAGAGATGAAATTGTTGAAGGGGATAAAGCAGCTGGTTCATATAATAAATTAATGATTACAGATTTTTGTATGTCTTTATCAAGACTACCACAAGATAAAATTAATGGTACTGGTAGATTTTTTATAATGAAAAATAGATATGGATTTGATGGTGTAACTTATCATGCTGATATAGATGCATCAACAGGCCACATAAAAATGGATGATGAGCCAAGAAGTATTGCTGATGTTGAACCAACTTCAACTTCAACTAATTTTAATGAACCAACTAAAAATGATAAATTTGT